TCGGTGTTGAAGACCGTAGCGAAGTAGCTTGGGGAAGTCGGGTTGAAGCTCGCCGTGATGGTGTTCGCGTAAGCGTCGGAGGTCTTGTGGCCCGAGAGGAAGAGGGTGAAGGACTTTGCTCCAGCCGCGAGGTTCACCGTACCCGTCATGAATCCGACGGAAGAAGTGGGAGCGCTTGTCGCTGGCAGCGTGTTCGAGAAACCTGCCACCGATCCGGCCGACGAGGAGAGCGTCGCGAGGACTCCGCTGGGCGTCATCAGGACACCGCGGATGACCGGAACAGCAGCAGTGCCGGGCTGAACGCCGGCCTCAGAGAGGAAGGTGGATCCTGCAGACTCGGACATGAAACATCCGAGGAATTGGGTCCTTCCGCTGTATGAACCGAGGGCATATGGGTTGTCACCGAGGTCGCCGTTGGCCTGGACCTGTCGTGAACCGACCACGAACCCCGCATTCGTGACCTTTCCGGTGTTATCACCGGCTATCGTCCTCGTCTTGCCGTCACCGGCTCCGAGGACCCTCAGGTAGACACCAGCCTGCGAATTCTTCAGCCACTCATACATTGCGACGGGACCGAACTTCTCGCCGTCGGAGGGGCCGAACTTGTTCGAGAACTGCTGGTAGTTGGCAACGAGCACTGGGACGAAAGCGGGTCCCCTGTTCGCTGTACCGATGACGCCGGCTGGCGTACCGACAGGCGTCGGCTGCGTCTGGCCAGAGAGGTCGATCTCCCTCAGACTTACGCCAGCGCTCTTGAAAGTGAGTTCAGCCATTCAGAAGCTCCTATTCTCTGTAGAGTAACTATCACTCAAACTGCACACCCGAGGGAGTGATCACAAAATCTATCGCGATGAACTCGACAGTTCTTGTCGGGACCACCACAATCCTACCGTTCACCCTGTTCGCCGCGACATCGACCTGGGTGTTGTTGGTGTCGTCCATGATGACCCTGAACTTCTCAATTCCGGCCTGGGCCTGGATGAGTGCGAGCTGCGGGGTTGCGGAGGCGACAAACTTCGATCTCGTGGCGGGGGTGTTCTGCTCGAAGAGCATCCGGTTTGCTATTCCGGCGATCACCCTCTTCACCTCGATCATGAGTCTCCGGACGTTCACTCTGTCTAGCGCCGACTTCACGAGCTGGAGGTTCTTCTGTCCGAAGATCACGAACCCGCCCTGGGGGAAGACCGCGATCGGGTTGATCCTCGAGTCGTAGAGGACGTCCCTGTCGCCGGAGTTGAGCCTCACCTGTACATTCTTCACGAAGTCAAGAGCCGCTCGGTTGAAGCCCGCCGGGGCGAACCACGGGTAGGCGACCTTGTCGTTGAATGCCATGGCTCCGAGAGCAGATATCGAGGGAGCGACCTTCACTCTCCGGAGGTTCACCTCGTCGTCAAGGTAGATGTCCGGGAAGTACGATGCAACGTAGTTGTTGTCGAGGTTGAGTCCAACGAAAGTCTCCGAGGTGTACCTCACGCTCGGACGCTTCGTGGAGTCGTCCCAGAGGCGGTTGCCTGAGTCGTCGTACGCGGGGATGTCCCTCAGGTAGAGCGCAAGGGAGAAGTCCCTTGTCTTGTCCGAAGCGTAGTCAGTGACGAGAGGCTCCCTTATTCCCGGGATCGCTATCACGTTGGCATTGGAGGAGAACTCGTCAGTGATAATGTCCACCGCGGCTCGGTAGGAAGCGACAATATTGTTGTCCTTGCCCTCACCGGCTGCGTTCTGGACCAGTCCGGATTCGATTGCTCCCTTTGCCTTACCGTCACCGTTTGTCGAGGCCTCGGTCGATGACGACCTGTCGTTCATCTTCCGGTTGTCCCTGTCGAGGATGTTGAGTCCGTCGAAACCACCGTAGAAGACGTTGGTGAACTTCGCGAAGGGAGTGAACCTGTTGAAGACTACCGATGAAGAGTTCACAAGGGTCGCGAGGGTGACCCTTGTCGCCGAACCGTATGAAAGCGTGTAGTCTGTCGAGCTCGGGATTCCGTTCCTGATGTACGCTGCCTCCCTCATGTGAGCGTCAGCAGTCCCCGTGACTTCCGTGAAGGAGTTGTTCGAGAGTGCGACCCTTGCGAGGGTGAACTTGTTGGCGTTGAATACGTCGGCGGCGGAGCCCGTAACGAGAGTGTCCTGGAGGGCAATTCCCTGGAACTTGGTGTATGCCTCGACAAGCGGGTTCGGGAGAGTGCCGATGTTCGCATTGAGGATTGCGTTGTTGACCGAGCCGGTCAGCGGTACCGAGGTTCCCACCACGCCCCAGAAGAGCCTCGAATCGGTCCTCTCGTTGGCGCCTGGGGCTCCGATGTTGTCATCGAGCTGTGATACCTCCCCGCGAGTGACCTTGAACCTGAGCGGGAGTGGTGGGACGAGTGATCCGGTGAGTCCTGTGAGGTTTGCTGCAGTTCCGCTTCCGAAGAGCCTTGCGCCCGCAGTGAATGTCTGTCCCGCAAATGTGAGGTTACCGGTTCCGTCAAAGAGTGAGTCGTTAGTCTTCAGGACCGGGATGCCGCGGAAACCGAAGGGAAGGGCCGCTGGCGGGACCTCTCCGGCCTCGATCTGCGGATTCATCACCACCCGAACTCGAGTGGAGCGGTTTGGGTACTTGCCGGAGATCACCAACCGGCGCTCGTCGACCTCGTCGGTGTCGAAGTTGTAGTATGCCTTCTTGTCACCGACCGCTTTTGCGACGTAATTCTCTGCTCTCGGATCAAGGGAGACCTTAGCATACCTCTCCACGATCTCGGTCTCGATGTCGTCATCTCCGAAACCGCGGACAAGGACGTCGAAAGTCCCGTAAGGGTTCGACTTGTCTGTCGAGGCGAGGATATTCGCGATGGAGATCTTCAGCTTATTGTTCGCCCACTCACCGTCCGAGATTGCCTCGAAGTGGAAGAGGTCGTACTCAAAACCACCGAAGGGCTGTGAGATGAAGGAAGTGGTGCGCGGTGTCTTGTACCGAGTGTCGAAACGACCGAACTTGTCTCCGTATGTCGAGGAGCCCGAGAGTATTGCGACCTTGTTGGCGCCGGGTGACACAGGAGCGACCTCCTTGTCGACCGGGAAGTCGAGGTAGAGGAGGTGCTTCTCGGTTGAGAAGAGGTCGGGGTCCGTGTTGAGGATCTTTCCGACATAGGACTCGTCACGTGGGTCAAGGGACGCAGTGAGGATCCTGACCGCTGAGCCGTATTTCGTGCTGAAGTTCGCGTCGGAAGAGGAGACTGCAATCTTGAACTTCCTTGCGGTGGCTGCGGTGCCGTCCGCCTCGACATTTGCGACGTCGTCAAGGTCCTCGACCCAAGACTCACCGTAATTGAGGACCTTCAGGCGTGAGTTGTCCGCGGAGAGGAGCACGGCCCTCACGAGGTTCGCCGTGTTGACAGCGGAGCTGTATGACGGGTTGTCTGTGAAGATGGGGAAACCCTGCTCCTCACGGACCCCCGAAGCGGAGATGAAGTGCTCTGCGCATATGAACTGGACGGAGCTCTCACCGAATGAGAATCCCGCCTGGGTTCTGGTGGTGGGCGTGATCCTGAAACCGGCGTTCTTCACTATCCCCTGGGACAGTGTCGTGTTGATGTCTCCCAGGTTGGCGTTTGCACCGGCCCCGAGAGCCCTTACGAAGGTGAGGGCGCCCTTGTGCTTCAGCCACTCCCTGGCAGCGTAAGGAGCCTGCCGCTCCGGGTCGAGCCCGCCAAACCTTGTCTCAAAGTCGGTGAAGCTTCCAACGGTCACCGGGACAAAAGCAGGTCCCTTCTCTGAGGTGCCGACAACGGCGCCTGGTGTTCCGGTGGGTCCTGCCACACCGGCGACGAGCTCGATCTCCTGCTCGAAGAAGCCGGGTGAGCGGAATGTCTGTTCAGCCATTTACAGTCTCCTGTAGCGATTATCTAGATCTAAGTATTAGCCGACGCGACACGGTTCCCTACCGTCGCCTGATATTCTCAAGTACGTCGATAGTCAGGACCTCCTCACCTTTCGAGGGAGTTGAGTCCGTGACCCTGAACCTGTACCTTCCTTTCTTCCCCGTGTACGGGTCAGAGTCAAGAGTGACGAATCTGTCCTGCGATTTGACACGAGTTGTCTTACCTATCATCACGGGCTCTGTGTTCGAACCCCTGCCAGAGAGTTCAGGATTTGGGTTTGGTTGGGCTGTCCTCACGTAGGGACGGCTGCCGCCGGCCTTGACCTCTGATATTGTAGATCCCGCAATTCCAATCTGGTCTGGGATACTCGGGAACCCGTCGACCTCAATGTCACTCAGCACGTAGGAGTCAGCATTCCCGCTGTCGATAGGAGCCACGTAGCTGTCAATCTCGTCCTCTGAAACGCTGCTGAATGAAATTGAGGGAGCCGAGACGTAGCTCCTCATCCCGTTCGAGGCTCCTGGAAACTGTGGGAGGATGAGGTAACCAGGGACCTCCGCAGTGAGCCCCACCTTGATGAGGCGCTCGGAGTCGGAGTAATCGGCGAGGTTGTTGTCCTGGTTCACGGCGGCGTCGAAGTATGCCACGAACCAGTAACCCTTCTTCGTTTCGACCCTGATTGTCCTGTTTCCGGGTTGGATATAGGAACCGAGTATCGTGCTGAGGATGTCGTTGGCCTGTTGGTTGTACTGGCACCAGATGGTGACCTCGTACTTGAGAGTGAAGTACTTCGGCATCGGAATGACGAAGACCTCGTAGATATTCTGCCCAAGCTTTGGGTCGAGGAGGCGGCCTGACTCGAGCTCGAAGTTAGTGGATTCTCCCTTTCCGAGGGACGAGAATTGCGCGTTGGTAAAATTCTTCGAGTTCATCAGGTTCTGGTAGACTGCGTCATCGGGAGAGACCCTCTTCCTGACGACCATCTCGTTGAACCTGTCACTCACCCCACCTTGTTTTGTCGAGTCCTGTTCCATCCCAGACCTGGTGATCCAGATAAGAGGGAGGATGAGGGCGCCGTTCCTGTCACGGACGGGCTCCTTCTTCGAGACGAGAGAGAAGCGTTCACCGGATGCGAAGATGACAGGTATCCGTGACTGCTCACCCGACTCCTTCGACTTCCTGTAGAAGAGAGGAAGTTTCTCGTTGAAGAGGTCGTAGAAGGCCCTGTCGACGTCCTCGATGCCGCAGGGAGGGAGGGACATCTCGCTTGTCGCTTCACCCTCGTAACCGCTTGGAAGTACATCTGGTTGTACCCTCGTTTTATCGTAACGGGTGGCCATTATGTATCCTCATCTCCATAGAACGATGATCCCAGAGAGTCAGGAGCGACCTTCCGTGGGCCTGTGATAGGACCGTCAAGGACTCCCTTGTCAACGAGTGCCCTCTTGTCGTTGGTGGGACCCTCCTCGTTGGCGGCCACTCCTCGCTGCTGCACGAACTTCTCCTGCACCGCGTCTGGGTCGGTGTAGGACTCCTCAGTGGGACCGATAACCTTCTTGTCGATAATTCCCTGACGGGCGTACTTCCCGGTCAACTTGTAGCCGGTGAAGTGCTCGACCTGCCCGAATATCTTAGAGATTGGGACTGCCTCGGAGACCTCGTAGTAGGATGCGCCGTAAGAGAAGTAGTCTCCGACCCTTACCATGACGTCCTTGTCAAGGAGGTCCCTGTAGTGAATGCTCACAGTCACGGTGTTTGTCACGTCGACTCCGTAACCAGCCGTCTTCGTGGTGAGCTCGCCCCACTCCACGAGGGCCTCGAGCTCCATGGGTGGGTCGAACACTTTCTCCGTCGCCTCTCGGTAGAGGGAGTTCACGTTCGAGAGGTCCTCCCTCACTCGGTAGTAGTAGATCTTCTGTCCAGCAACGTCCTTGATCATCTCCTTCGTGAGGTCGGAGATGAGGTCAAGCTCCCGGGGAGTTATGAAGAGCCTTGCCATGATTCACCTCAGCCTATCATGATGGCGCGGCCCATCGGAATTGGGACTCCGCGGAGTATCTTCTGGATATTGTCTATCTGGGTGGCCTGAGCCTCGAGGAGCTTGTCGTAGGTGAGGGTCTCGAGGAGCTCCCTCAGCTGCGTGGTGAGTTTCTCCCTCTCTTCCTTGCCCTGGCTGATGAGGTCAGCTCCGTTGAGCTGGAGCTCACCTCCTGGGATGGGAACCGAGCTGAACTTCGATCTCACGAGGCCGAGGACCTCTTTGCACAGCGCAAGAGTGTACTGACGGGTCCACTGCCTGCCGATGGAGTTGATCTTCGCGTAGGTGAGGTTTCCGAAGGGAGCGTTCTGTATCCCGTTGACGCCGTATATCGAAGGGTCATTGAAAGCGGGCGCGACAGGATTGTTCTCGAAGCCGACTCGGAAGAAGAGCTTCATTGGATTCCTGTCACCTGTCGGGGCAGGGAATATACGAATCTGGGTTCCCGTGATCCTGTAGCTGTAATTCGACCTTCTCACCTTATTCGACATCGACATCTGACCGCCTCTCAGGATGTCCTCGAACACCGGAAGGACGTAGAAGACGGTCTCTGGCGTGAATGACTCGAAACTGAACTCGTTGTTGAGGTAGTTTATCGCTGACGTGGTGTCAAAGAATCTGTACGCGGCCTGTGGGTTGTAGTGGAAGACCTCAAAGATCCTCATCTTCCCCTTTGCAGTGTTCAAAGATGAAGAGTAGACGTTGGTTCCGTCTGACAGCTTCATGTCACTGTAGAGGTCATAGTCCTGCCTGTTCGCCTCGAGGGAGATCGACCCCGACACCGTGTTGTAGGAGCCTCCGAGACCGGCGTATGTGATGTAGGGTTCCGCCATCCGAAGCGCGAACTCGAGCGTCTGGCGCGGAAATCGAGCCTCCCCACCAGTGAGCGACCCGGTCGCTGCTCCCATCAGGTTCGAGAGCTGTGACTTTGCTTGGTACTGGTTGACTATTGCCCCGTACTCGAGGAACGCCTCCTCGAAGCAGGCCCATATCTGCTTCGACGTGAGCTCTACTGAGAGGACGTCGTCACCGAGCTTCCTCTTCACGAATGTAATAACGCTGTCCGCCTCGGACTGGAAGTCCGCGTCCGAGTCGAAGAAAGCGAAAGGCGTGGGCCTGAGTGTGGTGGCAAAGCTCACGTTCGTATCTCCCTATCCTAAATAGACCGGAAGACACGAACGTTCACTAACAAGGGTCAAAGACCCTTACTCTACTTGTCAGCCCTTGATGAGGCCCGCCATCTTCTGCCAGCGCTCTACGAGACCTCCGTTCCTGACATAGCCCGCATTCTCGGCTCCAGCATCTCCCTCCGCGTAGGGAGGGTTGAGGTCGATCTCACCCTTGTTGAGAGCGTCGATCGCAGCCTGCACGTCTTCCTTCTCAATAACCGGCATGTCCGGTCTCGTGGGAGCCCATGAAGGAACTGTCATCGTGGCGCCCTTCAGGTTGTCCATGAACTTCGAAACACACCCGTCAAGATCACTGCCGAATTTCTTCACCGCTGCGGTCGCCTCCTCAGGAGTCACGAAGACAACGTCCTTTCCAGCGTCGTCCTTTCCTTTCACGCCTTCCTTCATGACCTTTTCGACTGCGGCTTTCATTGCTGCGGCGTCCTTGAACTGGTCGAAGCCTCCCGTAGCGGGCTTTCCCTTCCTCTTGAACTTACCTGCCGTGAGAGCGTTCAGGGCAGCGACAAGCTGCTCACCCGGGAGGTTGACGCTGTATCCGCTGATGGACGCTGACGGGTCGACCATGAAACTCGAAATCCAACGGTGGTGACCGTCCATGATGTAGTTGTCCTGAGAGATGAAGGCTCCGAGCTTGCCGCCGACCTTCCCGCTCTTGATCATCCCAAGAGCCATCCCGACTGCCTTGTCGATGTTCATGCTCGACTGCGAGGGCTTCAGGTCCTTGCAAGAGAAGCTCGCGTCACTGGTCTTCACGACATCATCAGGAACTCCAGCGGAGTCATCCGGACCCTTCGTGACAAAAGTGTCGATTCCTGCAACTTTCTCAGAGTCTGACAACTTTGTCGGGAACCTCGCGGGGTCAATCTTTGTCGGATCTGCATCCTCAAAGATGTAAGAAGAGAGACTTCTCTTCCTCGGTCTGCTCATTGAGGAGACCTCCTCGAGGATGATCTTACGAAGCTGCTGCCTTGTCTTCTTGTCCATTATTTGTAACTCCTTACTTCAGAATTCCTGCGAGACGCTGCCAGCGCTCCATGATGAGGCTGTCAACAGATTCCTTAGACTCTCCCTTCAGCGCGTCCTTCACCACGTCAAGGTTGACTTCTCCCGACACTGCCTTGTCGATGAACGTGCCGCCATCGTCGTACTGCGGCATGATGGTCCTGTCGTTCTTGTCAGCCCCCTGCCCAGTTTTCCCTGGACTGTTAGTCGCCTTCAGAACGTTGATGTTCTCGACAATCTTGTCGGCTATCGCAGACTTGTCAGCCTTCACCCCTGCACCCTTGGAGAACGCCTCTACGAAAGCGTCTGTCATGTTCGCGAGGATAAATTCTTTCGTCGTTGCGTCCTCTGACTTGAAGACGTTGATACCTTTCGGCTTTGCCATCGAGATACCGGGCTTCAGGGCAGCGATGATCAACTGTGAGACCTTCAGGGCGTCGGCTCCCTCGGGGAAGTTCGTGATGTTCTTCACCTTGACAGACGAGGTCGGGTTGAGCATGTAGACAGTTGACCACCTGTGGTGCCCGTCCACGAGATATTTGTCACCAGAAGTGATGATCCACCTTGCAGCGTAATCGTAGACTTCCGGCCCGAAAGCCCCACCGGCTGCAAGCTGCTCAGCGGCACGAGGCTTCTTCAGCTCAAAGAGGAGGCTGTCATCGAGACCAATGATGTTCTGCATTGGGAAGAGGGACTGGACTGCTATAGTGGGTTCACTGAGCACGAGCGTGTCCTCGCCCCCAGTGCCTGACGCCATCATCTCAATGAACTCGGGATCGCTCTGGAGAGCAATCAGGCCCTGGACAAATTCTGGGTACTGCTTCTCAAGGAGGTCGGAGAGCTTTTGGAGGGTCTCAGGGTTCTCAGCGGCCTCGAAGAGGACATCGACAAGCCTCCTCTTCGAGTGCGGAACGGATCTCTTCGTTTCTTCAATTATCATTCTACGAAGAAGGGAACGTGTAAGCTTCACTATTTCGTCCTCAATGTCCAATATCTATACCCTAAAACAACAACGGGTGCCCATTGGGCACCCGTTGAAGATCAAAGCTTACGCGAGAGTCGGGGTCCCGTTGGTCCAACCGAAGACGTAGTAGTTCGTGCCATCGCCGACGATGGTCAGGTAGTCACCGACCGCTGGGTTAGCCAGGGTGATTGATGACTTGTTAGCGACGGCAGTTTTCGTGAGTGTCGATCCGTTCGCGCTATTGAAGACTACTCCCTGGATCTTAGAACCGCCTCCGTTGATGACGTGGGCCTGAGCTGATCCGGCGTGGAATGTGACGTGGAATCCTGCTGCTGTGGCGACAGCAGGCAGGGTGAATGTCTGCGCTGCGCCTGCAGTGGGGGCAAGGACTGCTCCCGAGTCCGTGAGGGTCAGTGTGGCGGTCGTTGAGATTATCTCCTTCTTTGTCCCGCGGAGCTCTCCCGCGATGTCAAGACCCGAACCGGCCTCCTGGATGAGGCCTCTTACTGCATCATAAGTTACTTTTGGCATGTGATCCTCCTATGCTCCGAATGCTTCCAATCCCCCGTCGGTGTCAGGTGATCACTGGATTGGGCTTGATGATAACTATACTGGTTCTCAGCTTCATTCACATAAAACACGAACGCCGCCTTCTTTCGAAGGCGGCGCTGTGTGAACCAACGGTTGATGCGACCTAACCCGTGAGGATTAGATTACGTTCAACTATATGATATTCATGTCGAGGCAGGTCACGGTGCCGTAGAAGTCGCTGCGGACCATCTTCTTGCCGTAGCGGGTCATGACACCCTTACGCGGCGTGAAGTCTTCCGGAGCGAAGATCGTCGGGGTGACGATGAGCGGGACGTAAGGAGCGTAGACGTACCCGGTCTCGAGGTAGCTGCCGCCCTTGAAGCCGACGAGCACCTTGTTACGCGGGAAGTACGGGTCCTTGTAGACCGTGAACCTGTTGGACAGGGTACCGATCTTCTCAGCGCCGATCTGGAAGGGGACACCGACCTGACCGCTGCCGTCCACCGAGTAGGCGGGGCGGTAGAGGACGGAGGCCTCCAGGATCGTGGCAACGTCCGGGGAGACCACGATGAAGTTCGCCGAGCCACGGAGGGTCTTCCTGTGGATCTCGTTGGCGACGTCAATCACGGTCTCGACGAAGGTCTCGTACCACTCACGGACCGTGCCGGTGAAGGCCGGACCCGGGGTGAGCGTGGAGGCGCGAGTGACCTCGACGCCGCTCGTCTTGTTGACGAACTTGCCCGGGGAGCGTGACCAGTAGTAGTTGGCGCCAGAGGCCTGCGTGAGCAGGTCGTTGAGGATCTCACGGTCCAGCTCAAGGGCGATCTGCTCGCTCAGGATCTGGGTGAGCTCGACCTCGGCGTCCAGCGAGTGGTACGCATTGAGGTCCTGGGCCAGCTCAGGCGACCAGCGAGCACGGAGCTTGCGTGTCTGAGCGGTCACCGCGATGGACTCGATCTTGATGTCGATCTCAGGGATCGACGGGGACGGGTCAACCGCGAAGTTCGACTCGAACGTCGGGATCGTCAGTGCAGAACCAACGCCGGCCTCGATGTTCAGGGTTGATCCCTGAACATAGGACACCCCAACTGCTGAGCCGAGGTCGGCCTCGGCTGTCGTTGAACCGACAACCAGGAGAACGGCAGCGTTGGAATCACCGGGCTGTACGAACGCGTTGGCCGTGAAGACGCCGCCCGAGAAGGTACCGAGCTGGTTGAGGCGACGGACGTTGAGGATATTCAGGCCGCCCTGGACGGCTGCCGAGGGAGCCGAGAGGGAAGCAGGTGTACCAGCAACGATCGGGAAGAGCGCGATGTCCTTCGCCATTGTCGTGTCAAGAGGAGCGGTGGTGGGGAAGTTCGTGGTGTCGAGCTTCAGGAAGACCGCCTTGAAGTTCTGAGTGCCGGCCTCAATGAGGTTCGTGACCTGCGGGTCGAACTGCAGGAGCTTGCCGTCAACGCCCGATGTCGAGAGGACTGCTCCAGCGACAATCGAGGTGTTGTTTGACGGGAATGCGCCTGATGCGTGGATCGCGGCGACGCCGAGCGGCGTCGAAGAGTGGACCCTCGAGAAGCCGGAGCCCGCCAGGTCGTACATGCCGCCCGCCGCAAGAGATCCGCTCTGGATTCCCTTACCGGTCGGGTTGTTGTAGATCGAGGCACCAGTGACGTACGTTGCGGCGGCGCCTCCGACGTCGCCGTCAATGCCTGAGCCACCGCCACGGTTCGTGCCGTAGGTGTAGTCCAGGTAGAAGAGGAGACCGGACGGGAGGCTCATCGGCTGGATTGACACGAGGTCGTTGGCGACGAGGCCGCCGAAGACTCTGCGGACGATCGGGAACGCGATGTTGGTGAAGCCGCGGATGTCTCCGGACGAGGAGGCCGAGCCGCCACCGGCGCCGAGGCTGTTGGCCTCACGCAGGATCTGGGCGGTCTGGTTCTCGAGGAGGCGAGCCATGTTCTCCTTGCGATCTCTCTCGAGACCGCGGAGGAGACCGGTGCGGTTCCACTTCTCCATGAGGCGACGGTTTTCTGTACCGAGGTGACGCTCGCGGATTCCCTCGGCGAGCTGATCGAGTGTGAATGTCCCTGACATTTTATTTCTAACTCCTTGTAAGTTGATGATTCCCTAGATTAGGACTTGATACCCGCGAGGACTGCCCAGCGATCGGTCTCGCCCACGGACTCATTGAGCGTTGAGCTCGACCGTGTGGGCCTGGAGGCGCCGCCTGCTGTTCTCGTTGAGCTCTCAGTGATTGACCCAGCGGAGCGGGAAAGTGACTCCGACAGGCTTGTGAACAGGAGCTTCGCTTCCCTGATGGTGGAGGCGGAGTCGAGAGCCTCGACAACCGACCTCAGCTGCTTGTCCGAAAGGCCCCTATTCTGCATGAGCTTGTTGACGTACAACAGCTTAGCGTTGAAGAGCTTCTGCTCGGCAAGCTGGCGGTTCAGGGTGTTCACCGCCTTGGCAGCCTCGGCGAGGCGTGCCCTGAGAGCCCGATTCATGCGGGCCTCCTTAACTGCTTCCTTCTTGGCGTCCTTGGCCTCTTCCTTGGCCTTGTCAGCCTCGTTCTTCGCCTTGGTGGCTTCCTTCTTCGCCTTGGCAGCCTCCTTCTTCGGCTCGTCCTTCTCGGCGAGCGCGTTCAGCTCAGGAGGGTTCTCGAAGTAGTCGCCATCGACCTCACCGCCACCGTAGTGACCGGCCGCGTCCTCGGCGGACTCACGGAGGTTGCGGAGGCGACGGAGCTCCCTGCGGAGCATCGACTCGTCGATCGAGAAGACCGTCTGACCACGAGCGGCGCGGCGATAGGACTCGTGCTTCTTCTCTTCCATCTCGTCCTTGTCTGCCTCGTCCATCTCGTCCTTGTCTGCCTCGTCCATCTCATAGGCCTCCATCTCCATCTCCATCTCCATCTCGTCCATCTCATCGGCCTCCATCTCCATCTCGTCCATCTCGAGGTCCAGCTCGTCGCCGCCCTCGTCTCCGCCTTCCTCGTCGGCGGCGTCATCACCGCCTTCCTCGGCAGCCTTGACTTCCATTCCGACGGCACCAGCGAGTGACTCGATGGCTGACTTCACGGCGTCGACGTCGACCTCGACCTCGGTCTCGCCGCCCTCTTCATCGCCCTCGGCCTCGAAAAGCCTGCGATTCCTCTTCTCCGCAAGCAAGTTGCGAAGCAGTGACCTTGTTGACATTTGCTCAATCTCCTCTGTTAGTATGTTGAACTCTTTACGCGATGCTTCCGCAAGAGGACCCGGGATGGTGTCCTTGATCTCTTGCTTGAGTCCAATCGCCTTGCGGAGTACCGCGTTGAACTCCTCAACTATTCTGAGGGCAGCTGATGACTTGGTCCTGCTCTCATTGAGGGAATTGAGGGCCCTCCCTATAATCTTAAGCTCCATGCGAAGAGCTCGAGTGCGGTCGGTCAGGGATCCCTCGCCGTCCACGAGGCGGAGGAGCGTCTTCACGGACTCGTTATTGAGTTTCACGTTACCGCGGCGCTTGCTCTCGTCAGTGAGGACCTTTTCACCGCCCTTGTCCTTTTCAGAGAGGTCGAAGGTCACCCTCTTCACTCCCTTGGGAACCTGAAGAGTGACACCCGACTGCGGCTTCTCGTACTCGTCCTCGTCCTCGTCGTTGCCAAAGCCGAAGTCGTCGTCCTCGTACTCTTCGTCTTCCTCAGAGTCAAAATCGAATTCCTCGTCCTCTTCTTCGCCAGAGAAATTGTTCTGCTCGGTGTCGGGGACGTCCTCGGGGTCTGATGGGGCTTCCTCAGAGTCGTCCGCGGCTCCCATCACGACGTCCATGTCGTCGTCATCACCCTCGCCGAGGAGATTCTTCTCGATGAGCTTCCTCACGTGAGGAGTGAAGGCCTCGATGAGCTTGTTTCTGGCATTCTCTTCGGCCATCTGGACGAGGCCCTTTGCCTCGTCGATTGCTTCTTGGTATAGTTTCCCAGTTGACATGGCGAACTTCCTGCTCCGTAAGTATACACCTTGGACTAGATCATTCCCTGGATAGGTTCGCGATGTGGTAACCGCGAATAAGTTCCCTCAATTTCTGCAGGGTCTCGTCTTCCTCCTCCTCTTCGTTGTTGTCGAGGGGGTAAGTCGACTTGCTCCATCCATGCGGTGTTGATCTATTGTGGATAATGACCTGAAAGGGTCTGATGGAGGCGCCCACGTAACCGCCACCGGATACCGCCTCCTTGCCCTTGTAGAGGTTCGGTTTCGGTGAGATAGAACCCTTTGACCTGTTCATTGCAACAGCCTCTCCGAACATGCCGGTAGGAGTCGCTGACCCGTAGTAGTAGAACGGGTCCGTCTTTCTTGACGCGTATGGGTCCTTGTAGGGCGCACCGCCGAGTTTGTTGCGGAACTCTGCAGCGTCCTCTACCTCGAACTCCTCATCGTCCTCAATTTCCTCGTCATCGTCGACAGGCTCCCTGTACGGGAAAGTTCCAGCCGACTGACGAGACTTGTGAAAACCAGTCGGGGCCCCGTAACCGAGGCCCGTCCTGGTGTCATAATTAGGGAAGTTGGCGGGTGAACCGCCAAGAGCTTCCCTGATCTTTCTGTTACGAGGCATTCGCCGTGGCCGGCGACCTGCCGGATGAGTAGGCACCGACCTCTCTTCCCTGTGACATTCTCTGTGACGAGGTCGCCGGGTCGCGAACAGGCTGGGTGACATCGGAAGAAGCGCCGACATTCGCGATAGTGTTTGTCGGAGTGTTTCCGTAACCTGACGTCGGCTCGGTCTGGTCGTTGGGATCGACTGATCCGGCTCCGGGTGATGTCGGGTTGGGGACCCAGGCGGATGCCGGGAGTCCACCACCACCTGTTGCAACGGCTCCGTAAGTTGGAGGCCTGCGAGACTCGTCAGAAGCGGAAGCGCCGAAGTCCCTGTCAGACGCGCCAGTCTGTAGGTTGTCTGTCACCTCACCCGCGAGGAGGAGGTTGAGAGCAATCTGCTTGTACGTCGAAGAACCTTCGGTGCCAGCGTAGTCAGTGGTCCCAGGAGCTCCTGGGAAGAGGGTCTTGAGGGTAGCAGTGTCACTCCTCCCAGGACCCCTGTCAGTAGGAGCCACTATGCTGATAGTCGGATGCGTGTATGTAGGCACTTTCTGTTACCCCCAAGTTTCTGTGTTAGCGAGCGGAACGGATGATCTTGTTACGAGCAATCCGCTTCGACTCCTGGATCTTCCTCTGGAGCCTCGCGAGCTTCCGCTCCATCACCGTGAGCTGCTCGAGACGAGCAGCCTCATTCTTGATGCCAGCGGCCTTTGCGTGGTCGATCTTGTTGACAAGCGCGGCGGCCTGGTCCTCAGGTCCGACCTCGTCAGTGTCGGAGGAGATCTCGTCTGCCTCCTTCATCTTCTTCTTCTTTGCTTCGGCCACGATACGAGCACGCTCCTCCTTGACAATCCGACGGAGAAGGGCGGGTGTGAGAGTTCTGGTTGCCATTTGATACTTCCTCCGAGCTTTTGCTCTGTTCTAACTATCCATCACATACGGCTTCTTTTCGAAGTCGGGTCTGAAAAGGCAAGAGCTGCCCAATTACCGGAGCCCTCGAAAAGATTCGGGTCAACGCCAGTGTCGACAACAGGGTTATTGTTCTGAGCAGTACCGCTTCCCATCGACTCGACAAGGCCGCTCGCCGCAGTCTCAGCGAAGATGTTTGCCATCACGTCATTGCCGCCAGCAATTTCTTTGTAAGCAGCTGGGGCAGGCTTCGGACGTGGAGCCGGAGTTGGCAAGGACTGGGGCGTAGCACCCTTCGGCCTGATCATATCAAGAGCTGGTCTCCTCATCGGTGGACTCGACTGTGGGACAGCTCGATTCTGCCGTGACTCATTCACTCGGGGAGACTCACTGCCCACTCCCTCGATGAGTATCTCAAGGAGACACTCCTTGACTATCGACTTAAGCTCATTCCTGTTCAAGACTTTCTCCAAGTGAGGATATCGTTGAACATTCTATCAATCCTGTCGCTCTTTGTGAAGGTCTGTTTCAAAGTTCTTGGGTCGACCTTCTTACCCTCGGCCATCATGAAGGCTCCTGGTGTCGAGGGCTCCGCGACAAAGTCCCAACAGATAAGCTGGAAGTCGTCCTGAACAAACTGAATGTCCCCGTCTCTCTTCGTGGAACCAACTCCCCTTGAGGAAATTCCAAGAGTGACCCCAGACTCTACGAGACTCTGCAAGATCTTACCGCATGGAGTGTCAAGGAGCTCCACGACACCGTAGCAGACGTCCCCCTCCATGTACGCTTCCCTGATGATGTGACTCACCTTCTTCAGCTCGACAACCGAGGAGTCTGGGTGGTCGCACTCACCGAGAGCACGGTTCTCCTTGATGAACTTCTGGTAGTTTCGGACCTCTCTCTCGAGAATAGCCCTTGGGTAGACCCTTCCGTTCTGGTTTAGCGTCTCAGACTTCTGGAGGACGCCGCGCATGACAATCTTTCCTTCGTTCTTGTCACGGCTCTCCTTGATCATCTGGGGAGTGTACGCAAAGGCAGTCCACTCCGTGAGGAGTTTCAGGTTGTCATTCATCTTCGCCTCCCTTCACTTCTTCTATTAGCTTCGTAATGACAAGGAAGCGCGAGACATTCTGCTCGCTCGTGTCCCTTGGGTCAAGGGAGCGGAGGACCTTGTCGACAGGCTCAAGCTTCTCCCTTATCGTCTGGTTGTTAGCGGACTCACGAAGAGCGTTCACTGACCTGATTGCGGAGCGCTTCGTGTTCTCGAGAACTGGTACCAGGGAGGAAGAGTCGCCCTTCACCGCAAGCGTCAGGATCCGAAGCTGGTCCTTCGAGAGACTATCGCTGAACTTCTCTGAGACTTTCTCGGAGAGAATCTTCACCGTGAGACCGTTCACGTCTTTCGATTTCACGAGTGACGGAAGCGTCTTCTCTGTCATCAGGATACCGGTGACCTTCTCCTCGTACTCGACCACCCTCTTTATATCAGAGTGTGAGCCGCCTCTCCAGTCATTCAGGAGAGTCTGGACCGTTGCGAGAGATCGATACTCGGGTACCCTGATGTCGAAGAAATTGTTCTCATCGAGCCTCTTGTTAATTGCAGCAATGAGTCTGCTCTTCTCAAGATCAAGAAGCTTCGGACTGTGGTCCTGCGCAGCCTTTCGAGCCTCCTCGATGATCCTGTGTGCAAGGGACTTGTCAGAGACCGTTGTCCTCATCAAGGCATTGAAGAGACGAAACTCCTTGTAGAGCTGTGAACCCTTCGTGAAGTGCTCCTTAATGATCTCATTGGCAACACGAGCCTTCTCACCCCTGCCCTCGACAAGAGCCCTTGAGATATATCTCACAAGCTGCTCGTATATCAGAGCGGCATTTCTCTTCTTGTTATGCCTCGTCATCTTTGAGGTCCTCACTTTCTGCAATCTTTGAGCCGATGTCGGATTCACTCAGGACTGCTCCTCTTCTCCTAACTATTGAGCCGTCAAAGCTCCGTAAGGCAGAAGCGATCTCTGATGTTTTTCTTGGCTTGGGGAAATTTCTCTCTCCGAGGAGAGCGTCCAGCAGTGAGGTGCTGATGTCATCCTCATTCTTCATGCCTCTCGTCATCGAGTGACCGAAAGGCTCATTAGAAGTAGACTGCGGCCTCGAGTCTAGCGTCATGGCGAGGAAATCGGGGACTTCGGCCTTTGAGTTGGAGAATCTACTCTTCTTCTTCCTGATCCTTCCACCGAAGACGTTCTGAGCCTCGGACTTCGGCCTGACGGGGAGTTCACCGTCAATTTCACCGAGGAGCGGACCTGTCTTGAAGTCGCCTGCGAAGAGGTCCTCAGCTCCCCCTTCCTCACCGCCTCCTCCCTCTCCGCCCGCATCACCGCCGGCCTCAGGTTCCGCTCCTCCCGCCTCTGCCCCCCCTTCCTCACCGCCCCCAGGCTTCGCGCTCTCTACTTCGGCGTCCTCAATCTTGTCGGACTTCCTACCTACCTTGATTTTCTCAATATCCTCGTCAGAGAGTCCGAGGATATTCTTTCTGATCCACGACCTATCTACCGATCCCTCAGGAGCCGCACCGGCAATTTCAAACTTGGTCTTTATGAGTTCAAGCTTCTGAAGCTGGGCAACTGACGACGGGTTGTTGAGAGTGAGCGCAAAGTCCAGCATGTCCTCGTCAGTGAAGCCGTGGGAGTAGAGGTGAATCATTGCGATCTTGTTGAGCTCTGATACGACAACTTTCTGAATCCTCGATATTGTCCTCGAGAATCTGATGTCTTCCTGTGCAAGCGTTGCTTTTGCTCCGATCTCCTCGTCGTAACCAAGGTAGGCTTTAGGGATCTTGAGTGCTGCAAAGAGCTTCTTCTGTATGTACTGGACGTCCTCAACGGCAGCAGCGTTCTGTCCACCCGCCAGCGTCTCAATCTTCGTGCCGGACTCACCACCCCTCACTGGGATGAAGTAGTCGTCGTCCACCGAGAGTGGGTTGTAGCGGAGGTCCATCTTGCCGTTTGACCTATCAACAGCCTTGTTACGCTTCAGACTTGTCTGGGCCTGCTGCATGTAATTCTCAATCTCTTCGGGCGGGACATTCCCGACATCGATGTAGAAGATACGACGCTCAGGAGCTCTTACGATCCTGTAGACAAGCATTGCGTCCTCGATGAGGATCAGCTGACGCCAGATTCGACGTGCTGACTCGAGGACAGAAGCTCCATATGGAAGGAATGCGTCATTACCAAGTAGCCTGAAGTGCGCCACCTGCCAGTTCTCTAGAGCAGTGTTACCTTTCGTGATCCAGCGGAACCTGACCGCCATCGGGTCCTTCGGGTCGTACCCTTCCTCCCTCTCAATCTCTGCGATGGGGATAGGATAAGCATTGATGACCCCGTACTGGGGGTCCACGTCATTGAAGAGGAAGAAGTCTCCGTACTTGCAGAGGTTTCTCACCCACATCGGAAGGTTGAAGTCAACGTTGAGGACGTCATAGAACAGGTTCTCGAGGAGGTCCTTCACCACCCTGTTCTCTGAGTAGACGTGAAGGACCTTACCAGTGTCGTCCTGCGAAACCGTCTCCTCGGCGTAGATGTCAAGAGCGGAGGCAATTTCAGGAGTCGCCTCCATCTCGGAGAAGTCCGAGTATCTCGACATTCTATCGAATGCACCGTAGGCAGAGACAGTGGAGGAGTAGACGTCAGAGACGTTTCTCCTGAAGAGCTCGTACGCTGACGAAGCTGTGGGCTCGTTGTAAGCCTTGACCTTTCTCCTGATGATAGGTCCAGACCTGAAGAGCTTCGTGAGCCTGTTGAACAGATTTGCGTTGTTTCTTTCAGCCATGGTTCCTTATCTTATTCCAGCGTTATCGCTGATAAAGCCAAGCGATCTCTGGTGGGATCGGGCTGTCGCTTCCACCGAAGAAGCGGGGATCATAGTGCACAGGTTTGAGTGGGTCCTGCCCGGCAACTATGATGGGAGCAGGAGCAACGGGATTCTTGTTCACCCCGAAAGCCCTCAGCATAGCGCTGTGGTATTCGGAGCTGGACTTGGTCGCCACGTGGGAGGGCTCAAAGAGAGTACACCCAATCGCAGCAGCCATGACAAGGTCGTCATGAAACCCTCTCTGGGCTCGTGGCGAATCTCCCTGCCACACGAAAGTCTTCAATTCCTCGGTGAGCCTGCTTGAGTAGACCTTCACCGTCCCTGTCCGCAGGTACTCTTCGAGTTTCGTGAGTGACGAGCTTCTTGATGCCCCCTGGGTGCTGAAACCCATCTTACTGACAGGAACGTCGTATGAATATGCGAACTTCTTGTCATTGATATAGACGTTCGGGTAGCCGAGCTCTTTCAGTTTCGTGATTGTTGAGAAACCGAAAGTGTTGTTCTCAGGACAGACAAGAGCCTTGTTGTATCTGAGACCTATCTCATTGATCAAAATCCCGAACTGGTCTGGCGGAACCTTACCCTGGAACTCACAGACCTGTTCGGAGGTTGTCGAGTCGAAGACCTGAACCGTTGAGTAATCCGCCGCATCTCCTCGAGCAATGTCCGCTGATAGCACGTACTTGTGGTCAGGTAATGGGTATTTCCACAGCCACACTCCCCTGTCAGGCCCCCAGGTCTCCAATGGACCCCTCACCCCCATCTTCACCTTGTCGAAGTCCTCAGGGGTGAGGAATGTGTCACCCGATGAAGCAAAATCGCACAGGAGCTCCTGTGCGATCTGTTTCCTTGTCATCTGACGAGATTCTTTCTCGAACCAGGCCTCGTTGTGTTCAGGGTGGACATCCCACATGAGCTTTATCGGCTTGAAATCAGAGATCTTGTTCTCCGCGTCGACCCAGAGCTTGTGGTATTGGTTGCCGACACCGTTGGGAGTGCTCAGTATGATCGCAGAACCACCTGTCGAAACTGTGGGATAGAGACCCTTCCACAGCTCATCGAAATTTCTAATGAACGCGGCCTCGTCAATGATCAGGAGTGAGAGAGCTTCTGATCGACCAGCGTCCTCGGACGTCGGAATCGCCTTGATTATAGACCCGTTAGAGAATTCAATAGTTGTCTTTGAGAATCCCGTGATCTCAGGAACAATGAGCCACTTTGGAACACTCTCGAGCATTGTCCTGACCTTGCGAACAAAGTTCGATGCGGTTGCCATTTTCGTGGCAATGATCAGGATGTTCTTCTCCTTGTAGAAGAGGGCTCTCCACAGTGAGAAAGCAGCAGTGATTGTCGAGAGGCCCAGCTGCCTGCTCTTCAGGACGATATTGAACCTGTTCTGCGCAAACTGACGCATGCATTCGTCCTGGAACGGGTAGGTCTTGAACTGGATCAGACCACGCTCGGCATGGGAGATCTTCAGGTACTTGTTCGTGAAGTACACTGGGTCTCTCCCACACCTGATTATTTCCTCGACCTGCGCCGGTTTTGACGCAGGCATTACCTGACCTCGAACTCTACGTAACGCCTGTAGTAAGCAATCCTGCGAGGAGAAGTCGCCGTTGCAGATATGATCTCGACATTGTCGGTGGACCGAACCTCTTTCAGCTTCGCTCCCTTACCAGTGATCTCCTTGAACCTGTCATTGACCTTCTTCACGGCGTCATTGACAGTCTGCACTGACCTCTCGGTCTCTCGATTCACCTGCTCACGCATAGAGCGTTCCTCGGCAAAATGAACCACGCTCATGTACGTCACCTGGAGGGTTTCTCCAATGAACTTGTAACTCACTGACTGCTTGCCATCGGGCGAGCCAATCACATCCTGGAAAGACTGCGCAAGGGCTGAAAGTTGCTTAGCGTCCATCGCTGCTCCTCTTAGTTAAGTATCTATCCATGACAAACTGTGACCGCTTCCTCAAATTTTCAGAAACTTCATCCGGAGTGGGTCGCCAGCCTCCGAGCCATGCTTCTCGATTGCTGTCAGCAAAATCTCTCTCACAATTTCCACAAGTCCCCACACTCCTGAAAGACTCAACGTCCCTGACGCTCCCCATTGCGCAGTTGCAGAGGGGACACCAGAAAGGAACCTCAGGCGGAGAAACAGACTTGAAGACTGGTAGCTTGTGGTTCCTGTCAAACGTGCTGTACATGTGAGTCCTTTCCATTTTTCCCAATCTCTATCATTCCGTCCACTGCCTCCTTCACTCCGTCAACATGAGAGATGACAAGTATTGTCTTGAAGTATCGCTTCAAGGAGGAGAGAAGCCTGTTACAGGCCTCGACATTCGCGTCATCCAGAGCCCCGAAACCCTCGTCTATGACTAGAATATCAGTTTTGGGCAGAGAGGAAATATTGATGAGAGCAACTCTGATCGCTAGAGAAGCCATCATCTTCTCCATACCGCTTCCGAGCTCCACAGGACGCTGTGAGTCTCCGTAATCGAGGTAGACCTCGAGATCATTCGAGTCAGGATCGGCCTCAAGAACCACCGTGAAACCCGTGACCCCGTGTAGGATCTTTGAAATCTCAGCGTTGATCTTCGGAAGCTCGGTGGCAAGGATCATCAGCGGGATTCCGTTCTTCCCGTAAGCTCCGAGTAGCTTCTCATAGAGCCTCCACTCCTTTCGAGCCTTGACAAAAGACTCCTGCTCGGCAATGAGATTCTCAATTCGGCCGAGCAGAATGCCGCAGTTCCTATCAACGCCTGACAGCTCTCCCTCCTTGGCCCGGATCGACTCCTGAGCCTCGTAGACCTTCTTCTTCAGGGCGTCTAGCTCTGCGGAAGACTCGCTGTCGACGGCTCGAAGCCGCATGGAGGCAATCTCAGGCTCAAGATTGTTTATCTTCGTGTCAAGGGTCGATATCGACTCTTCCAGAAGTGACTCTTCGGAAACGCAAGACTTCAGCTTCACCCTGAGAGTCGCCTCCTCCCTCAGAACATCGTCATACTTCCGAAGCTTCTCCTCGAGCGACTTCTCGCGGATTGCTTTCACCTGCTGCGCAACAGACCGTATCTCTTCCTGAAGGTCCGCAATGACCTGCTTCTGCTGGTCAATGAGCTTCTTGTCTCTGTGAGAGTCCTTGATGAATTTACAGGATGGGAATGAGTCACCGCACGGAACCTCTGCGAGCTTTGATACCGACTTCTCCTGATTCTTCAGAACCATCCTCTCCTTCTCGAGGCTCGAGTCGAAAGAGGACTCACGCCTCTCAAGCTCTCTCAGCTGAGTGAGCTCGTCACGAAGAGACTGGAGAGGGAATTTTGACTTCAGCCCCTCGATCTTCTCGAGCTTCAGCTGAGACTTCTCCCGGGTATCAATCGAGTCGGTGAGCTTCTGCTTGCTCTCGACTCTCTTCTCAAATAGGCCTCGAAGCCTCCTCTCGGCCTCGTCAATGTCCGCCTGCGTCACGTTTCCCTTGTCCTTGTGCGTTGCAAGGACTACGTTCAGGTCGTGGACTCTCTCTCGAGACTCCTTGATCTCTGAGGTGAGAGTCTCTTTCCGAGACTCAAGGCCATGAAGCTCTCCCTTCGAGTCGGTAATTGACTTCTCGTAGTCAACTCTCGGGGACTTCATGGCACCCTTCAGCCCGTAGGAGTCATCCTTCAGCTTCCTGAACACCTCATCAAAGACTCCGAGGTCGAGGAAGGAGCTGAGGTACATCTTTCGAGCAGATGCCTTCTCTTTGATGAAGTTGTTCATCTCTCCTTGGGACGCAAACGAGGTGAGAAGGAAGTCTTCGGCACTGCCGATGAGACCTCGAAGAACCTTGTCAGAGTCTCTGCGCTGCTCACCTGACATGTCCAAGATTGGATTTCCCTCAGGGTCAAGCTGCCAGAGGTTCACGTGCGTTGCGGCTCCCGTGATGCCCTTCTTGCTAGTACTCTTGGTCGTCATCCTCTCAACGCGGTAAGTCTTGCTGTTGAGCGAGAAGTCGATGGTGACGTTGCAGTGCCCCTTCCTCGCGTTCACTATGTGCAAGTTCTTGATCGATCCCCGGTCTGTCGTGTTGTAGAGACCGTACATGATCGTTCCGGGTATCGATGATTTCCCGCTCCTGTTAGGACCGAAGAGACCTACGACCCCGTTGAGCTTCGTGAAGTCAATTAGATTGTCCTTCCCGTAAGTGAAAGTGTTCTCCCACTCCATCCGCTTGATCGACCACTTTGCGTGACGAGGAGACTCCTCCTCGTTGACGTGTGCAAGATTCTTCTCGATGAGCTTCTCGACAATCTTCCACTCGTCATCGTCGAATCCGTCTTCCTTGATATACTGACGGAGGAGAGCGAGCTGAGTCTTCTGGTCACGAAGGCTCTCTTTCTCTATGAGATCGGCATCGAGAGAGATCGTGCCAGTTTCCTTCTTACTGTCAATCTTCCAAGTGATCTCCGTAGCATGCTGCTCGTCCTTCAGGAAGTGAGCAAGCTGCTTGAACTCCTCCTGAAGTAGGTCAGAGTTCGATGAGATTCGGAAGCGACTTCCCGGCCTGTGAGACCTGCATACCTCGATGGTCGCTTGTACGGACCCAGCCCACTGCACTGTCACGTGAGGGTGGGGAGATTGGACGATCCTGCGACTGATAGTCCACTTTTCTCTCGAATCAATGTCCCACACGAGGTAACCCTTGTCAATGTCCTCCCCGAAATTCTGCTGTATCGTGGACCCAGGGTAAGCAAACCTCCCAGCCTGGTCGAGGAGCTGGTACTTGTGAATGTCACCGAACATGCCGTAGTCAAAGTTCGAGAACTTACGGATATCGACCTCTCCCTCCGTGAGCTCCCATTCAGAATCAGTCTTGGCTCCCCAGACTGCACCGTGGAAGAGCGCAATGTTGATGTGACCGGGGACAGGCTTGACGTCATCCCACCCTTCTTCATCGAAGCAGGAGAAATTGCACCAAGCAATTTCCAGCCCGCGAACAGTCTCGGTGTGGACCTTGCTATCTCTCAGGAAGATGATGTTCGGGTTGCAGAGGGCCTCGATGATTGGAGAGATCGCATCAAGACGAGACTTGTTGAGGATGAGACCGTCATGGTTCCCAAGCGTCACTATCGTGGGGGCAATCGACGCCATCTCGGTGAACCACCAGACAAGGTGCTGGATCAGCTCGGGAGTGATTCCCTGCGTCTTCGAGTGAACAATGTCACCAGCGACCACGATCCTGTCAGGCTTCTCTGCCCTCGCTTCCTTGAAGAGCTGTTCGAAGACAGCTCGATATTCATCGTGCCGCTTCAGGCCTCTCCAGTGTACGTCAGCGATGTGAACTACCTTCATGTTACCTCACAGAATGGAACCAGAGGAGATGCCCCTGATCAGAAAATTGAGTCTATCGGTCGGTTGCCACTCAGGTGCCGCCGTCGCAAGAGTCCTGAACTCCTGTTCAGACATTTCTCCCACGTCCTTGCTACCACCTAACTCTGCAACTCTAACCCTAACGTTGTAACCGTACAAGCTCTTTGCAATCTCGTGAGACTTTTTCATCACGTCAGAGTCAAGCGCAAGTACCACGGGGGTCTGGTTTTCGACTATCCTCCGAAAGAGAAGAGAGTCTCTCATGAGAGAGGATCCGAGGAGAGGTATCGCGTTCTGCCCAGCGTTCAGTAGATCGAAAGGTCCCTCAACAAGGGTAACCTCCTTTGTCCAGTCAATGTCGACCTCGTTGAAGACGATGTGCTTCCTGTCCGTCCTTGGGTTCATGTACTTGTGAGGGACATTGTCAACCGCTCTCGCAGTCCAATAGTTCAACTTCCCCTCGGAGTCGAAAGAAGGGAAGACCACTCGACGCCGGACCTTCCCCCTGAGACCTCCACATAGCCTGTACCTGTATGCCTTGTCGAGATCCACGTTTCGTTTCTCGAGGTATATGAGGATTGCTTTTGCGTCTGGGTCTTTGGCGCTCAGCAGTGAATCGATAGGCAGGCACTCTGGGAGCTCGACCTTCTCTTCTTGAACAACCTCGTCATTCTCAAAGTGAGCGCGCCTCTCATCGGTGAATCTCGTCCTCCACTCACCAGAGTAGGTTGGAGCGTACTTACGCAGAAGCCCGAGTATTGACCTCCCTTTCGCGTCACAAACCCAACAGTGCCACTTCTCATTGTCTATCCTGACAATGAGTTTCTTCTTCTCGGGGTTCTTGCCACAGCTTGGACACCTGAAAGCAACATTGACGCCGTCCTTGCCGACGTCAGCGTTCCCAAGAGCCTTGCGGAGAAGTTCGATTCTTTCGGTAGCGTCTATCACTTTAAGACAGTAATAGGAACGCTCGATAATTTCAAGCTAATTGCCGCAACTGCCATGACATACGCATCACAAGCGTCCTCGACGCCCTTTTCGAGGACGTCCTCGCCCTTCCTCTTCCCCGCCTTCACCGTCTTCGTGGGCCACGGATAGTCAGGCTCACGGTCCATCACCCACTTAGTGACCTGCTCCTTCACGTTGACACCCTTCACGAGGGGAACCTGTGCCGACTTTCGAGCCTTCGAGACAGGTATCGACTCGGGGATGAGCCCCAGCTCGTCAGCAATGAGATATGAGACAATTCCGTTGAACTTTGCGAGGGCAATGAGCGTGAATGCCGATGAAGCTCCCTGCCTGAAACCGAGCATGTTCTGCTCTACAGAAACGCACTCTATCCGCATGTCCTTATAGTTCTTGAGAACTTCAACGACGGCCCTTGCTTTTCCGTAAGTCGTCTTCTCATCGCTGAGATAGACAAACCTTGCATCCAGAAGCCTCCCGTCCTCGTCCAAGAGGGAGAAACCAGTGCAAGAGGTGCTCACGTCTACGCCAAGGTACAATTTCTTCGATGATTCCACGATTCTCCAGCTAGAAGTCGAACTTGACTCGGAACATGATCCTGTCACCCGGTCTTTTCACGATGGGCTGCGACAGGTTTGCACGAGCCACTACGTTCAGATTCTCGTCGTGGAAGTTGAGCGTGTTAATGAAGACAAAGCCCTTGTCCTTGTCGTTCGCGTAGTCCGAGGAGTAGAGGGGCTTGTAAGTCGGGTTCGAGCTGGTGTTGAGAGTCCATGCCGGCGCAATTGCCTGCATCTCGAGGACGTGAACTTCCTGCTCACCCTTGAATTCTACGCTGAAGGCGTCCTTTCCGAAGAGCTCCCCGTAGTAGGGGGAAGTTACGGTGGCAAGCCCCTCAGGGTAGAGGACGCTTCCGACAGGCGACCAGGTCGCATGGGATGAAGACGCGTCCGCACGGTAGAGCCCTCCCCTGCCATTGTCCCTGAGAGTTACCGACATGGTCCCTGCGCTTCCCGTGAGCCCAGGATCGGTGAGAGTGAAGCTCCCAGGGTGCAATCTGCCTCCGTAGAAGAGGTTCGAAGCGTCAAAGAATGTCACCATGTTCGAGCTTGTGTCTCTTGTCCTCTGGAATATCGTGAGGACGGAGCCGGGAGCCACGCCTGGGTTCTCCGGTGAAGCTCCCATCACCTCATCGAGTAGATCTCCGTCCTGGATGAGGCCGGGGAAGAGTGATGAGGTCGGCACAAGCTTCGAAAGATTTACCACTCTCAGGTCGGGCGCACCGTAATCGTTCACGAACTTCTCGTTAGAAGATCCCGAGGAGTACGAGGAACCAGATTCTACAAGGGTGAAATTCGGGTAGAACTTGCCGTTGTCATTGGGAAGTATCGTGAGGTTCCTTCTTACGATAGAGCCTGTAGCGTAGAGGTAACCGTTCGCCTCAAGGTTCTCGAGAGTCTGTGATTCTATAGTAGTTCCCGTGAGGTGCAGGAGCCTCGGATAGACTCCTCTCACGAACTCCCTCACGTGGTTCTCGAGGTTTATCAGGTGACCACCGACTCCGAAGCTGAGAGCAACGTTGAACGGGTCGTCAGTCTCTGAGAGGTAGGACTGGAAGGGAGACTGTAGCACCTTTCTCCGTGGACCCTCTTTCACGAAGAAGGGCGGGAGGTAGAAGAGGAGGTCATCCGTGATCTCCGAGCCCTCCCTACTCCCACTTACTATCTCGTCAGTGTTCCTGTAGGAGTCCCACACCCTTGTCTCGTGTATCTCACCCCTGAACGGATGGGTGAGATTGAAATTACTCGGTTGGACAAGAGAGTTTCCCACCGCGTCAAAGTCGTCAGTGACTCCCTCGTTCTCTACCGCGTCCTCATTGAAGAAACCTGCGGGCCTGTTCGACACTGTCCGTGGGCTCTCAAAGTAGTTTCCGACAAAGAGAGCCTCCCCCACGGTCCCGGTTGTCACGGAATAGTATGGGACCACGAACTCTCCAGATTTCACTCCGTCAATGTAGAAAGAGCCTGTTGAGCCGTCCGCGGTGGGGGACCACCTTGCGACAACGTGGTGCCAGTTGTTGAAGAGTATCTTCTCGTCTTCACTCACGAAGACGAGGTCCTGCGGGGCGGCCCGAGATCCATTCTGCGCAGTGAGATTAACGAGAGAGGGTGACACGTCAGCCGAGTGACTCAGTTGTAGGATGAGCCTGTAAGAGCTCGGCCTCCCGTACGAGTCGCGAAGAGATCCTGTCGCAAGTGAGAGACAGTATGACGAGGAGGCGTGTAGTATTGTCCCGGCCTTGAAGTCTGAGCCGGACGCCGCAGTGTAGCTCGGCTTCAGGTAAGTCTCGAAGCTGAATGACGAGCTCGGGTAGTACGCGGATCCCGTGGAGGGGTAGATGAGGGCAGCGTTAGACGGACCCACCCCGTCCGGGAAGTGAAGCGACAGGTAGTTCGTGAAACCCCAGTTGAGGTCTGGGTAAGTCGTTCTGTAGTAGGGGTACAATACATTCCTGACTACAGACTTCCTCAGAGTGTCACCCGTGAACTGAAAGGAAGGCTCAAATCTCAGTACCTGGACTTCCTTCAACCGCCTCGGCGACCTTGCCGCAGAGTTCACCGCAGTCATGTACTCCTCAGCGAGAGCTGAGTAGTTCGTGGAGCCTGACGCACTCTTGCGGAGCTCATCGTGGATGAGCTCGATGCTGTCCTCCGCGAAATCGTCCCTGTACGGTGAGATCTCCTTCTCGGAGTCCGAGGAGCGCTGGTAGACACGCACGCTCCCAGTCACACCGGATGACGACGAGATGAATGTCCGACTCGGCCTCGCCGTCACCGTGAACGTGTCGAAGGCGTCTCTTGGTAGTTTTATGAACGCCATCGATTTTCCTCAGAAGTCGAGCCTCACCCTTATCGTGAGATCCTTCTCATCGTTCTTCTCTATGGGTCGTGAGAACTTCGCAACCGAGAGAAGGTTGTTGTTTGCGTCGTAGAGACCGATTGTCGTGGGGAACGTGAATGTTCTCTCCACGTCCTCCTGACCGTCCTCGATCACCACGATCCTGCTCTCGTCATCCGTGAACGTCGGGTTCGAAGAGTAGTTGAACTCGTCAGCTGTTGCCCTGCAGAAGAAGAGCGTTGAGTTGATCGATGTCTGGTTCTGGAAGGTCATTGCCGAGAATGAACCGGACGAGAACCTTGTGGACGTGATGTGATCGACAATGTCATCCACTGACGCGGAAACGAAGAAGTCAGGTATGAATTTCGCGGAAGGGTTCGAGCTGGGGAGACTGCTTGAACCGATGATCGTTGCGTTGGTGCCTGCTCCCCCTCCTGCCGAGGTCACTGCGGAGATGACACCTGACACGTGCTGGTTCGCAAACATCACCTTCGATGCGTCGAGAACCACGATACCAGCGTCGTAGAAGATGAGTCCCACCTTGTTCGCCGAGTTCGAAGCATTCACCACGTCACCGACATCGCCACCGAAAGCGGTTCGCCTATTCGCTGCGGCTCCGACGTCCGTGAAGATTGTCGCACCCGAGACAGAGGTCTTGTAGATATTCGATCCCGTGTAGCCGTTCGTTAGAGCCTTCTCAAAAGTCGAAGCGTTCGAATTGCCGTCGAGGACTCCCGTGGTGTAGAATCGCATCGCGAAAGTCTCACGCTTGATCTTATCCCTAGCAAAGAGCCGCTTGAAGTCGATGAAGATCGCCTCGTCTATCTGGTCGCCGGAAGTCGTCGAGTCGTAGGGAGCGTAGAATGGAGACTCAGGATTTCCAAGGAGCTTCCCGGCGTGGATCTTATAGAGGTCGATCTTCTCCCTCATCATCAGGGAGCTCGACGGGAACAGGATCTTCCCGCTCGAGTCCACCCCCAGGCTTGCACTGGTAGCCGTGGATCCCGACTCATAGAGCCCGATCGTGGTGTCAAAGATCGCGTTGGCGACCTGGAGGGTGTAGTCCTGGTCGTACACCGTCTGGAAGAGGGACGATGTCACCGAGTAGACAGTTCCAGCAGGATCCGTCGAGGCCGTGACAAACATCGAGTAGCCCTTTCGGGTTGCAGAGCTCGAGACGTCGGTCTGGATGACATCGACGAGCTGGCTGAGGGCAGTCCTCGTTGTCTGAATGTCTGCTGCTGTGATCTCTTTGAAAGTCGCCATCTATGATCTCACTTCGAGATGTTTATTGTGAAGTTCTTCACCGTGCCGGACTGGAGTCCGGTGACCGAAGAGACAAGGTTTATCTTTGTCTTGTCGCTCGATGTCCCATATATCGAGAACTGCGTGTCAGTTATCGACTTCAGTGCGAGGGTGAACGAGAGTATTGACCCGCCCGCCGAAGTGGTGGAGGGAGAGCGGATGAGAGTGTAGAACGCGATGCCGTCCCTGTCCACGTAGTCAGGTGCTGCGCCGACTATCTGAGCGAACTGGTTCGGGATCTTCACGAGGAACTGCTGGTCCCTCAGCTCGACGTCTACAGAGGACTCACCGGTGACCGCCTGGGTGAATGTCAGCTGGCGTGTCGCGTTGTTCGAGTTCACCGTCATTGAAAGGACTGTGCCCCCGGTGTCGAGTCCCTCACCGGTGATGCTCATGTTGGGCATCCTGATGAGATTTGGGTTCGAAAGCGAGACATTCCTGAATTTCAGGGCAAGACCAGCAGTCGTCTGGGCTTCGAACACAGGAGTGTTCTTCTCGATCTTCTCCTTGCCGACGACTCTACCGAACTTTCGGATAATGCTGTAGTCGACCTCATCGTCAGCAAGTGCAAACTTCACGATAGAGAAGCTTCCGTCATTCCTTGCGAGGAACTGCCTCCCAATGTCCGTGATCACTGCGTCTACGATGATGTTCGATGTTGAGTGGTCAAGAAAACCCATGAAACATCCCTCCCTTCACAATCTAACTATGATGATAAGACAGTTTTGCGTAAATCTTTGATTGCAAGTTCAACGTTGGTCGACTCTGCCCTGGTGGTGTCGACTATAGAAACCTTGTACTTTCCGTTCTCTGAGAGCCTGAAGAGACCGAGGTCGTTGTCATCCCTGTCAACGAGTTTCAGGTACTCTGGATCAAAGTAAATCTTGGCTCTCCGCTTGTTGGTCACGACTATTGAGTCGAGGAAGAGGTCACCGCGCAAGAAGACATTCGGGTACTGCCGCGGCGCGCCTTGCGGAGAGATATGCTCTATGTTTAGCCTGTTCCTGATTGAATCGAAAGTTGCCCTGAGCTGGTTCGAGTAGTTGGAGACCTGCCCTCTGGCATCGACAGAGGCAACGCAATAGATGAAGTCGCTGTCCTTCCTGAACTCGGTGTCGTAGCAAGTAGTCATCGGTTCATTCATCTTCTGCGAGTTGGAAGGGAGAATGTTCTCGTACCTGATCGGAAGAGCAAATGAGTCGTTGAAGTCATACTCTGTGAGTAGCGTAAAGGGCTCAAGGAGATTGGACCTCCTGAACACCTGAAAATACTTGATGTCTCTCTGAGCAAGAGGAGGGAACGCCCAGGTAATGACAAGCTTCTTTGTCCTGTAGTCCCATCGGAGGCTCAGGTCTGAAGGAGGGGGCGGTGGAGCATCGTCTACCGTCCTCACTGTGTAGGCCTCGCTTGCCTCCGACTGGAAGAGCACCTCTGCTATCACCACCTGTCCAGTGTTGACGCTGAGAGAGTGTGACTTCACTCGATACACCGAGTGCAACCAGTAGTGATAAGTCGAGTTGAGTTTCACTTCGTGATCAATGTACTTTGATGAGTCAGGTGACAGGACTTCGAGCAGTCTCACAAGCTCGTCGCCATTAGAAAGGGTCTCCTTTCGGTAGACAAGGGTAGCGAGAAGCTCTGTTCCGTCCGCGAATTCCTTGGAGCTGCTCTCACGAACAGAGACGGGCTCAAGGACAGTGACGTAATCATTCGAGCTTACCGCCTGGGTCTCACTCCTTGCGTCCGCCTGGAGGGCAGTGACATTATCCGAGAGCAGAGCCACTGAGGTGACGGGACCGATAGAGCCTGCAAGCTCACCGCTTCTAACGGCATCGAGCACAAACTTGTCCGAGACAGTGAATGATGTCACTGTCGACCTCACTTGACCGAACTTGCCAGACCCTACCCTGACTGAGTCGGAGACAAAGTTTGCTCCCATCTCAGAGAATCTGCTGGTGAGCTCCTGTAGGAGTGTCCGGTCTATTGAGGGACCGAGCTGCTCACCGAGTTTCATTGAGACATCTGTGAGGTTACCCGTGATCCTTCTTGCGTCAGAGCTTCTTTTGATAGTCCTGTAGACTCTGTCAAGGAGCCCGGTGTCCTGAACTAGAATCGTAGAAGCGCTCGTGTTGCCGACGTCCTCAGCAGAGTAGACTCTCTGTATATTCTCTTGGACAAGCCGCAGAGTTGCGGGCGACAAGGTCTTCGGTAAGCTAGTGACAGGCGGGTCAAAAGAAAGGACTACGTAGCGGGGCGACTTGCGAATACCTGATAAGACCCTGTCGGGGCTTGCCCCTGTCTTCTTCGGCTTGCTGCCTTCCACAAGCGTCTCATCTCTCGTGAAGAAACCGTAAGTGAACTTTGCGTTGGACAAGTACGGACGAGGGAGTTTTATGCTCGAAAGTATGTTGGAGGTGAAGGTTGAAGATTTCATCCTGTCACCAGTGACGCCTTGACAGCAAACTCATTCCCGTCGAGAGCACCAGAAGACTCCCTGTCATTCAAATTAGCAACCTCCTCTGACTCTGTAATCTTTCCTGCTGCCACAAGGTATTCATAAGATGATCTCCCACTTGGTGTGGAGACAGTTGCGAACTTGTCGATGACAAACTCGTCAGGATCAACAAGGCACATGTAGACTCTCTCGAACGGCGGTGGAGTGTAAGATTGACTGTAGTAGCTCTCGTAAGAGAACAGTGGGTCGGAGGCTATAGAATAAAGAAGCCTGTGAGAGGGCTCGTTTGTCCTTGTCACGAGACTCGAAGGTAGTCTCGAGAAGGGGAGGACAGTGTATCCTGATTCTCCCCGAACCAAGTAGCTGCCCGGGAGGACAGAGTCGACTGGGAGAGCCTGGGAGACTACTTGATCGATCAGGACCTTCCTGTAGAAGTCTGCACCTTCCAAAGTCATCTGTGTCTCCGATCTCGTGGCAAAATTCTCGTCCACGCTTGTTCCTGTCAGGCTCATCACTGCAAGCTTTCCGACAGAATCGAAAACGTGATTGTAGACTATCACCAATGACTCTGCAACAGTGAGGCCTGTTGTGGACTTCACGAATTCTATTGCGTCAGAGAAGCTCTTTGTCTCCCACTTCTTGCCTGTGTAACAGAGATAGATGAAGTCGAAAGCAGCCTCCTTGATATTTGCTGCTCTTGTGAACTGCGGAATCACTGTCAGGTTTGGGCAGAATCTTACGCTGGTCTTCTTCATTACGAGGTCGGAGTACTGCACGTCCCTCTTCGTCACCTCTACCTCAAGGTACTCTTTCCCTTCAATGTCAAAGTCCTGTTCTCCCTCCGCAACTGGTGATCGACGTATGTATTCAAGAGACTTTGCTGGAATTCCCACTGCAATGTAGACAGAATTCCGAGAATCATTCTTTGCAAGGTCCTGTATCAATGCCGTGGTGACCTTCTCTGATATCCTTGTCATCCGGGGCTGTGAGGGAAGAGCCGCAGGACCTCTCAGATTTATGAAACTGAGCTGTGACGCGGATACAGTGTCTACAGTGATGTCAGAAAGAATGCTGAGGGCTTGTCTTTCTCTAAGCTTTTTGAGAGAGTCTCCCACGGTCTTTGAAGTTGAGAGACTTGTCAGGTTAGTGACTGCAGTGGTGTAAGAGTTGACGTAACTCTCCACCACTGCAACTCTCTCTTTCATAAGGTTGGTACATGCGTGACAGTAGCCTATTGCGCTGAAGATTGACTTGTCTACGTTGAGAGCCTCAAGGCTCTTGATGACATCGCTTATTGAACCTTCAAGCTGTCCCACAGAGTCGAAGAGTGATACGTTTGGACCGATAGACTCGGTGTCAACTCTGCAGCTGATGTCGAAATCTTTCCTGTTATTCGCAAATCTGTATCCTGCGTTCACGCATGTTATTGAAGGAAGCATTGAGAGGCACATGCTGTAGAAAAGGAATTCAAGAGCGCTTCTGTTGAGACCGTAGCAGCCTGTCAAGCTGATGAAGGAGTCAGGATCGTTGGCTTTCTCTCCTGCGGCGTTGAGAATGGACTTCACAAAGTTCCGGATTGACCCAGTAAGAAGTGGGTTTCTTGAAGTCGAATCTTCGGTTATGGAGCTGAGAACTCCCTCGAACGAGGTACTGAACTGTGAACCGAGAGAAGAGTCGTCAGCAGGCTCGAATACAGCCAAGTACGGAAGATAGTCAGCGGAAACTGAAGTCGCCGCCCTGGTGTCTGGTACTGTCGACTTGCCGTAAACTCTTGATCTTAGACCATATCTGCCAGAAGCTCTAGACCTGAGAGAGGCTCCGTCGACTCCAAGAATGTTATTCCTGATGTCACTGAGGCTGAATGTGTTTGCGGTGCTCTTTGACTTTGACACTGAGGCGGGCTCGGTTGTCAGTCTGGCAATTGCGTCAACATCGGTAGTCTTCTGCATTATCTTCGCGTATTTCTGCAGGCCGTTTGAGTCTATGGATAGTCCGAGGACGTCCTCGGACTTCAAGATTTTCTCAGCGGCATTCGTGACCGCTCTGGTTTTCCCAGCGGTCGTGTAGTCAAGTGAACTCAAACTCGTTGAGTTAGATCCTGCCACCTGCGTTGTCGGGTCTACGATACTCGTGACCGACTTAGAGACTCCGGATGCAAGGGCAGAAAGAGCGGAGCTTGCGGTGCTGCCGATGCCATTCACTGACAGGGATAGATCGGAAGACAACCCCTGAGGCACTATTCCCCCGATTATCTCGTCAGGCAGGACATCGGTTCCTGCCTGCTCAAGTTTAGACACAAGCCCTGATATCCCTGAAGATATTTTGACATTCGGAGAAGTCAGTGACAATGAAAGGTTCTCAAGGGCAGAAGTGTCTGCTTCAATGGAGCCAAGACCTGCGCTTATTGAGCTGAGAGCCGCTGATGCGGCCGAAGATATCTTTGAGGCATCAGGCAGTGACAGGGAAGGCGACGGTAATCTCGGAAGAGTCACTGGTATATCGAGAAAGGGTGAAGAACTGTCACAGACGTTGAAAGCGTCGTCAATCTTGGGAGTAGCAAAAGAAAGGGCAGAAACGGCTGAAACTATTGCGGCTTGTGCGTCCGAGACAACCGAAGTCGATAGAGAACCGAAAGCATCCGAGAGAGCGCTGGCTACCTTGTTCGCACCACCTGCAATGTTACTGGAGAGACTGCTTCCGGCAGTTGAAAGGCCAGCAAGCTGTGATTCAAGGTTTGCAGAGATTCCTGCTGCTCCGTCTATCGTGAGACTTGAGACCGAAGACTCGATCTTTGCCAGCGTACTGCTTCCGTCAAGAGATCCGTTTGAAGTGATGCCGCCAACGAAGGAATTGTTAGAGCCGAGAAGAGTTGAGACCGAGTCTCCAAGAATGTCTGAAACTGTCAGGTCTGCGAGGGCGGACTGGGTCACCTTGTCGGTTATCCCTAATATCCTTGCGGTGGCTGCACTAATACCTGCCTGAGCTGTGCTGTTGGGAGAAACTGTGTAATTGACGCTGAGATCAACATTCTCGATGTCGAAGCTCGTGTTTGTTGATCCGAACGGATCGAGATACGAAGAGCCTTGCGCTCCCGAATAGTAATCTGTTGGTGGGAGCTCTGCCTCAAAGCTCTCAAGATTTGCTCTTGATGCAGTCTGCTGTGATCTTGTAGAGCCTGCTCCGGTTGCAACAGGTTTGTTAGTCGAGGATCCCCGAGCAGACCCCAAAGAAGACCTTGTCGATGACCCCAAGGCAGTCGAGACCTGATTACCTGCCCGAATTCCTCCTGCAGTTCCAGCAGTGACGTTCACGTTCACTGCAGCCCTTGAAGAAGCGCCACCAGACACTGTGACGCTGGTCTGAATGTTCCTGTTCTCGTCGGACTTGCTTGACTGTATCGAAGTTGACACATTGGAGGTCTGTGAGTTGTCTACATTGCTGCGAGTCCTCGACCTCTGCGTGGTAGCAGCAGAGGGACTGTCAGGCTCAGAAACGCTGATGTCAAGGACGAAATCTTTGTCGCCCAGGTACTTCATGAATGTCTTGTACCTGGGGTCCAGCACTCCGTTTCCGCTGTCCGAGTCCGCTAGACTTTTCAGGTAAGCTGCCTGAGAGACCTGTTTGTTGTCGATAGAATCGAAATTAGAATCCGATGTGTACGTGACAAGAGAGCTCAGGCCCTGCAGCACTGTGCCTGCAGCACCCTTTATGAGTGAGACGCTTGAAAGTTCCTCAGTAGCGTCATCGAGAAGCCTAAGCTTCTTGATCTCAGCAACGTAAGAGTTGAGAGAAGTCGTGAATCTCTTTGAGTATTCCGAAAGGTCCTTGAAATTGAGCTCTCCGCTTTCTACTGCAGGATCAACCAATGAGCTGAGGGCTCCCTCGAAAGTGTTCCCGTCAACGACATAGTCTTTCGACTCAAGAGGCAGGGAATCTCCTGTCCTGATGACCGACGAGTAAGTCGACGTCAGTGGTGGGTCCAAGAGAGGAGAAGTGGTAATTCCGACCTTATTCACGAGGTACGAGGAGATATTCGGCTGCTTGATGCTTCTAAGCCCAGCGGAGACCGTAAGTTCGTAAGAAAGCGCCTCTGCTATGATTGAAAGCCTTTTTGCTGGGTCTGCAGGGAGAAGAGCTTCTGCTTGTGAGAAGCCATCAGGAGTCGTGACATCAATCTGAGATATTTTTGCGAGCAACTGACTTGCTGGGTCGCTCTTCACCCTTGGAACTAGAAACCTGTTCTTGTTGCTATCGGAACCTTTCGTCACCTCATACCGTATAGAGCCCGGGAGGACTAGTGACGTGAGGAGCGTTGCAACCAGGGAGCTGTTGGAAAGCTCAAGAGATTCCTGCAGGCCTGCAAATGTCCGAAGAAGTGTCGGTTGCCACACCTCAGTCGTTGAAGTATATCTCGAAGGGTAGCTGGTGAGATACTTAACGCTTGCGAGGTGTATTTTCGAGCTGTTGAGAAGGAAGTCCATCGAGTCTCTAAAAGAGTCGACAGAAGATGCAATCTCTGCAAGTCCATCGAGTATCGAGCTGACCTCAACTCTTGAGTTATTTGCTTCCTTTAGTCGCTTTTCATAATCGCGAGTGATTGTCTTGCTGTTAGAGACAAGAGCAAGAAACCGTTGGTAGTCAGCCTCGTCGAGGCAAGCCTCGAAACCCCTCAACCTGAGTATTTCCCTTACGTCAGCGGGGGCATTCTCGAAGAGTCTTGTTAGAAGAATCAGCTCTGGCCTCTGGGGGTCGCTTGAGACTCTGAGAGCTGCGCTAGAGTCCTGAACCCCTGACAAAGAAACTGCGTCTGGGCTGTCTCGTAGCGTGTTTACCTGTCTCTCTATGTAATCGGAGAATCCGAGAGAAGCAACGTCAAAGCCGCTTCCTGGTTTTTCAGTCGAGACATCTGTGAGGTTCTTCACCGCCTCAATTTGCTCCCTTGGGGGCATAGGCTGTGAGTTCAGCAGTGATCTCTTGAAAGCGGTCCTAACCGGCATCTCGCTCCTGCAGGAAGTCTGGTAAGTTTGACTTCCTTGTTATTGATACTTTAGCTTCTCCGGGAGAACTCGTGAAGTTAGTAAGAATTGGTACGACTCTGTAGGTCACTGTTCCGACTCTATTGTAGAGCCCAAAGTCTTCGTAAGAGTGCAATCCTGTCTTCGAGAAAGGGTGGGCACAACCGACCAGCGCCTCGACACCGTCCGCAAGAGCGTAAACTTGGAAGTGATCGATAATGTTTGACGCACCGTCGGCCCTCCAGGTCAAGAGGTTAGACTTCACATAAGTTCTTCTAGTCGAAAGGTCATAGACTCTCGGCTGAAACCTATCAGGAGCAAAATCTACGGCAACCTCGGAGCCGATGTCGATCAGGTCAAAATTCACCAGAGAAGAACCTCTGAGCAGCTTCGACATCTCTGCGTTTGACGGGAGATTGGTCGAGAGTCTTCGAGACTTGAACTTGTAGGCCTTGTACTTGTAAGAGTTCCCCGAGACAGGGTCGATGTTACTGTTCAGCTGTGAAGGCGCAAGTGATGAGGGCGAGCGCAGCCCGAACCTTACAATGTACCTGTACCTGTCAAAGAAGTTCAAGGGTGTGACGCTTGTCAGCTTTGTCGATGAGAGAGCCGTGTCATCAATGAAGACAGGGTCGCTGAAGACTCCGAGAGTGTCCACGTCAGCAGTCCTGAGATTGTATCTGACAACCTCGTAAGAGATGAACTTGCTGTAGTTCTCTGGATTTTCGAGAGTGCCGGCTATGACTTCCTCTGAGACACCGAGAGTGTTGAGAAGCTGTCTAATTGTCTCTATGCCCTTCTCTCTCACCTCTGTCGATAGCCGAAACGTTATCTGCGGGACTTCACTTCCGAGATCTGTCGCAGGACTTGAGTCGATATCGGCAACGTTGGCTGATATCCGCTCCGAAAGGTTTGTCGAAGCGTAGTAGTACTGGGCAAAATTCGAGCTGTACCTCACGTTTGATCGACTGTCAACGAATCGCAGTCTATACTCGTACTGAGTATCATCCACCAAAGAAGTGTCAGCAAAAGAGATTGATGATCCTTCGCTCACCTGAAAGACCTCTTCGCCAAGATTGTTGAAACCTTCACGGTAAAGAGGTCTTCTTCTCTGGAGGGAGATTGAAACTATTCCTTCCGGAGTGCTCGGGACCTTTAACTCGAGCCTGTCGCCGTTCCTCTCTGGATAGAAAGGGACAACATCAAGACCGCTCTCACTCTTTCCCCTCTCTATGCTCTTCCTCTTGATCACGGTGCCCTTGAAGCTAGCAGCGTTGAATGTCCTCGAGATGAACGGGTCACCGAAAGAGTTCAGGTTCACAATCTCGTTACTCTTGTCGGTCTTGCGGTACTCAGTGTAATACTCTGACCTGGGTGGTGGGACGGTCCTTGAGAGTCTGACGTCTTCGCCAGAATGCCTTGATCTAATGATATCTGAGCTCACGTCCACGAGGTCAATTTCTCTGCTCAAGAAGTCGACAGATATTCCTGTCGTGTTGAGAGCCTCCAGATACAGGTAGATGCTGTTGAGGCTCAGGAGAGCTTTGTTCGGAAGAATCATGTCAGTGTAGACTTCCCTGAACCTTGAAGTGACCCTGCCCTTCTTGTAAGAAGATGGAGAACCAACCGCCCTGCCGTAGAAATCAATTCCCGGCTTCGCGTTCGAAGCTATGAGCTTGTTTGCGTAACTTCGCGGAAGCTTGCTAAGTTTGGTTGTTGATTTTGACTGGTTGCCTGGGTCGTCAACTGGGAATTTGACGCTCACAGTGGCAGGGTCTACTCCCGCTTTGATGAGCCTTCTCATCTCTCTTGAGTTGAGTTTCCTGTCAATCACGAAGGGAGAAGAGGGAGAAATTCTGCTCTCCGAAACGAGAGCTCTTGAGTCACTCATTGTGACAGTCTCGTACACGGTGTCGCTAACGGATCTTGAGAGTCGAGCCTCATCATTCTGTATGAATGAAGTGACGTCAATGTTCGACTGGTAGATCCGGAATTCCTCTCTGACTTTCGATATCCTCTCCTTCTCCCTAGCGTCCTCCTGGGCCGCAGAGACAAGTGAGTCTCCGACTATCGTGACTGAGAGGGGTTTTGTCTCGATAGAGACCTCCCTGTCATAGACACTGAGTCTGATGGTCACTGCCCCGAAAGAGAGGAGCCTTCCAATGTCACAGCCGAACTGGAGCCTGACTTTGGTGTAGTTGGCTCCGGGAGATATCGACTCGATGAGTCTGTCACCTGTGACGAGTATCTGCGCAGATCTTGGGACTCTTACTCTCATTCTACCACCATCGTAAATATGTTGACGAATGTCGGCACGTCAAACCCGTCCTCGTATATCTTCCCAAGAAAATAGACTGTGCT